AAAAGATCTTCTTGGAAGCTTACCGTTGGAAAGGAAAGTTTTCTGACGACCGTCGAAAAGAAAGATGGACAATATCAAGTGTGGGGAGCTGAAGGAATAGCTCAAGAACATATAAATCATTTCCTCAAGATTTTGGGGAAACCGATTCCTAAAGCCCCACCCCCTCCAGGATCTTTTGCATTGAATCTTAAGGTCAAGGCTGCAGCTAAAAATCAGAGAATCGCAGACTCTGCTCAGCTGCAAAAGGAACTTGCCACAGTTCCTACAAAAATAGTGGCTACTCCTCTAGTAGATCCGGCTGATCATACTCCTAAACAAGGTGTTGATCAAGTCATTGACAAGATTGTTCTTGAAACGGACTCAGCAGTAACGAAGAAGCAATTCTTCGTGAATTGGGGAACCGAGTATATAGCGCAATTATGCAGTGATGAGATCAAGAATGACTTCACCACTCTGACGTTCACACGTCCTGAGTATGATGAATTAAGCAGAGAAGCTATGGACGCTAGAGAAGTTGGGGATCTTATACCAATAGGGAAGGTTTGTGCTCCTAAAATTAAGCGCAAAGATAAACCTTATCCCAAGATTCCCGGAGGTAATTTGGTTTGGCCTCCGACAGACGCCGAAAGTGAACGTAAATCGCTAATGGTTCACTGGGGTCTGTTTCAAGACGCTAAGAAATGCGATAACAGGGTAGATTTGGACTATTCGATCATAGATAAAATGGTCGACATGTTTACTCCAAACAGCAAAGAGATAATGGCATCTAATAGAGTCAGTATCGGAATAACGAGAGAGAAGTTTGAAAAGGATTTCACAGCTTGGCTTAAGACTCCAAGTTTTTCAAAAGTCGCCAGCAAGGGAGTTGGTCGACCTCCTGAAAGTCTCACTGGAAGCAATAAAGGTGATTTAGTAGGGCGGTGGGTTGACAATCTTGGCGAGGTTAGATTGAAGCTTTTGAAGAATAAAGAGTTTTTAGACGAGTGTTGGAATTTTATAACGGCTCTCAAAGAAAAGAAAAGTTACGATATATGGCTAGATATGTTCATCAAAGATGAACCGCATCCACAGTCGAAGATAGACGAGGGGAGGTTTAGGTTAATCCAGAATCCTCCTGCTCATATAACTTTAATTGGAATGTGGTTGTTCCAATCTTTGAATGAAACAGCAAATGTAGATATTACATTGAACACTAAAGATCTCGATCATAAAGAGACTGGAACTTGGTTTCATAAGAAGTTTCCGAAAGGACATCATGATGTTGATGTCTCTTATTTAGATTGGGCAACGTCAAAGTTTGACCTAATGGTTCATGATGCTGTTATTTCTAGATTATATGGGTACGATTCCCTACAAGCTGTTATGGCCCGACAATTTAAGGGATTGGAGGGCAATATGCAAATTTACTTTGTTCTTAGCGATGGCACAGCCTACAAGCCACCTTCAATAGGAAGAGTTTGTTCCGGAGAATGGATAACCTTATGGAGAAACAATCTTACGATGTTGTACATATCATTATTTTCGTTGAAAAGATTGGGTCGGTGCGACCATGAAGATGAAGCCCTATGTAGTCAAAGAGCGC